GTTGCCGGTCTTAAATCGTGTTCCCGTTGCCATTTTACACCGTTTCCTGATACGCGATCATATAGTCAAAAATCGTTAAATATCGATGCTCCTGTGATCCATCAGTCGGCCGCTCATCCAGCGTCTGGATGCCTCCTGTGATCATTACAGATTCAATCGACACGCCGCCCATTGCTCCGGTGTAACCCTGTAAATCACTTGCCCTGACCGCTTCTGCAATCAGGTTTGCGCCAGCCCGCGTTGAGGCAAATGCTGTAAACTCAATTCGGCTTCTGGCAATTCCAGACAATCCGTTAATAAGGTGATCGTGCGTCGTGCTGATAACCGTGTACGTCAACGCTCCACCTGTCCTGATTGTGTATCCCTGCGGCAGTACATCCGGGAATATGCGAGTCGATACGGCGGCTGCTACGCCGACATTCGCCGCTAAATATCCCCTGACTGCACTACCAAGATCCGCCATTATTTCGTCATCCGATTTGCTGCTGCTTCAATTCCAGACTTCAGTGCTGATGTGACGGCTGATGATGCGGCCGCCTTTGTTTCGTCTGCCGTTTTCTTGACAAACTGATTGACCTTGCGAATTGTGCCAGCATCACGCCCCCACAAAACCTTTCGCTTATGATCTTTTGAAAACAGGTTTCCATGCCCGCCGCCTTCACTGTACGAAGGCCCGACCAAACCGATCCGGCCGACTAATGTGCCAAACCTTCGCTTTTGCCTCACTACTGATCGAATGGTTGTTTTTAGTTTCTTTGCGCCACTCCATCGGCTTTTTGTTTTGTTCGATTGCTTCCTGCGTAAACCGTCGCTTTCTGGCGTGTTAACAAGCATTGCTGCCTCGACCGGCACAGTTCCGGCCTGAATCGCATTTTCAATAACTGTGCTTTGGATCGTAAATTCCAATTGCTGCAACGCCTTTAAAAACTTGTCACCGTCAATAAGTTCCATCCCAACGGAAACGTTACTTCGTTGCCGGACTGGTCGTGTTCTTGCCATTACAGCACCACCGATTTGCAATAAAGTTCTCGATAGCGATCCATGCCCTGAACTGCTTTGACGTAAACGATCCAGAAACGCTGCCCGTCAATGTCGATCGCCATTTCTGGCGTGTATCCGCTGCGGTATCTGACTGTAAATATGGCACTGATTCCGGCCTCCACTTGTCGCCCTCGTGCTCCTTCGCCGCCTGTTGTTGGCTCGTACTTCGCTGGCTCATCGACCAACCAAGTGCTAAGCGTGACGACTGGCTGCCCGGCTCCGTCCTGTGTCGTGCCTTCCACGCTGACCGTAATTCGGTGCCGCATCGTTCCAAGTCGAAATTTTCGTTCAGGGCGGAAGGTCATGGATAACTCGCCCTCATTTTCTTTGCCACCAGTGCTTCATAAGCCCGCCGCTCGCCAGATGCTGCAATCATGTCGCGGTCTTCAAATCGATTGGCCAAACTCAATTTGATTGCCATGCGGTCAAGTTCCGGACACGCGCGGGAGTCGCTGCCATATCCGGCCGTGTAGGTGATTTTGACCGCTTCGCTTCTGTCCTGCACATCTGGTTTTACAAATGTGTCAAGAAAACGCACCTCGTCGCTGTCCAGGTAGTAATTGGTCGATGAAACGGTTTGCGTTGTTCCTGTTGTGTCAACGTAGGTCACTGAGGAAACTGCAATTGCTGGCCGCACCGACAAAACGACGGTAGACAGAAACTTTGGCAGCCGATGTTCCAGCGTCCGCGTAATCAATGCGATGGAGGTGTCGCGTTCCCATTCCTCGCGAGCCGCTGCAATCATCGACGCCAGCTCTGTGTCGTGACTATCGTCGCTTGCCCCGATGCTGAGCTGTGCCTTGGCCTCTGCGATCGTCACTGGCTCGGTCGTCGGAGGAGTCACCACTCGAACCGTATGGCGGATTTCTTGATCCTTCTCCCGCGTCGCCCGGTCCGGGTAATAATCTTGCCACGTTGTTTCGTTGCAAAACATCAAAGACGCCTCCGCCGATTACATCCAATTCAAACCGAGACCCAACGCGATACCCGCGCCAGTCCTGCATCAATTCGACCTGCATGAGTCAATCCATTCGTTCGGGTATGCGTGAACGGCTTCGTATGTGTTCGGCTCAACCATGACGACCATTTCTTCCATGTGCCCGATTCGCGTTTGCGGATCAAGATAGACCGTGTTACCGGCCGCTTCCCACTGCTTCCAAAACCAAATGTCATCATCAATGCGAAGGTCACCCCATTCGCCATTCTCATCTGGCTTCGACCAAAACCAAGGCTTTGCAACGTTCTTGAGCTTCTTCAAATCAATCACGGTCAGCCCGAAATGTGCTGTCGAAACTTGCAACGGAGTTCCGCCCACCTCTGCTGTTGATTGCCCTTTAATGCTTGCCAGCATCGTTTTGTTTCCACGCCGGATCTGCATGGATGCTAGTGCATCAATATGCGGATTCGCTTCCAACGTCTGCAGCAATCGCATGATGTCGCGATCTGTGAACAGTGAGTCACCGTCACAGATCACGGCAATATCCACGTCTTTTTCCACAGCGTGCTGCAACATCCGCTGCATACACTGGCCGTAAAACACGCCTTGCGAATCCTGCAGCGGAATCTTTGCCGCCACAAATGCCGCGTCTATGTAGTCTCGACAAAAACAATTGATGTAACGCGGCGAAGTCATCATGCCGCACACTTTTACCGATTTTGAGGTCACTCGTTTGCTCCGGGTGTTTTAAGTTTGGTTAGCCAATTGCGACAAAGTCGGCCTGTCCTGTGGTGCCTGATGGCATCGTGTCCATCATCAACTCTGCAACCGCAGCCAATGAGACCACGCTGTTTGTCGTGTGCGTGCCAGGTGTCGCAAACAAACGCACGTAGCGTTTTCGTGTGCCGTCGTTGTTGATGTGAAACTTTGCATCTCGGCCAGTCGCCGTTGACAGCGTCACGGACAACTGCATCGTGCTGGTGCTGATGTCGGTGAAGTCAGTTGTGGTTGTGGTGTCGGATTCCTGAATCTTGACGACGACGGGTGCTGCGTTTGTGTTTGCCGCAACTGAAGTCGTGAGGATAATTGTCGCATAATCGCAGTCTTTCATGTCTACGATAGTTCCAGCAACCGTTGCCGTTGCCGCCGCCGTCTGTGCTGACAGTGCAATCACTGCCTGAGTTCTTTGATTTGCTTTCATGTGATCACCTTATGAAAATGTGTGCAATTGGTTTTGAAAAGACCGGAACGCCAGCAAGCCAACGTTCCGGCCGGGTCCACCCGGAGCGACGAGTGGCTCAGTGATTAGCCCATCTGGATCATCAGCAGCGGACCTGCAACAGAAGCCGTTCCGCGTTCATGCACATTGATGTCAAATCGTTCTGTCACTCGCAACGCCAGAGCGTCCTGAGCAAAGTACAGCGATTCGTCCGCTCGCAGAGTCACGCCACGACGAGTGCCCATCGTTGCGGCCATTGCAAGATCACCGAAGTAGGCGATCTTTGTTGTGCTTGCCGCTGTCGATGGAAGGGTCTGAATAAACCGCACTGGATAGCCGAGGAACTGCAGCACTGGCCCGTTGCCGAGATCCTGCACGGTGTTTCCACCAGCAGCCATTTGAAGGCGACCCATTGAAGCATGGTAAACGGCCTTGTGGACGTACCACGCTGGCTGAATACCGGGGAATTCCGGCAACTTGCCGACTGCTTCTTGGAACGTGCCGATTAGCAGGTTCGCCAGTGCGGTGACGCCGGTTGCGGTGACCACGGAGCCTGCCGCCAGTGCGTTTGCAACGCCGGTGATGCCGCCGTAGGTGCTCGTGCCATCGCCAAGGAACCCGCAGGAGTCTTCGCGAACGGCCAAGGCATAGGCGAACTCGCGAGCGTAGTAATCAGCAACTGCGATGATCGAATCCTCGTTCAGTTCGCTGGAATACTGCGTCAGAGCAGCCAGTTTCTTAGCTTCTAAACGCACCTGATCAAGTGCCGTTGTGGATGCGGTGATCGTGTCATTCTGGCCCACGAAATACGTGGTGAATCCAGACACACGACGAGGCACCAGCGAAACATCCGAAGTCATTGGCCAGTTCATGGCATAACGCCGGAACATGCCGAATTCTTCCTTGAGGTCGATCAGGGCGTTTTCCAACACTTCAGGGACAAGATACCCGCCCTTGCTGTTGTCGTCGCTGCTGTGCTGCATGGACACGCCGTGATCTTTCAGCCACATCTTTGACCTGTCATCATTGCCGATGGCAGCCATGAGGAAGCGGCCAGTCAGATAGGCGTTTGCTTCAGCGTCCGGACCTTTGAAGTGCTTGACGGTGCCATGACGCTTGGCAGTCGCTGGAACAAGCACCCGAGGAGGCTCTGTGGTCGCAAGTGCTGTGCTGCCGGTCTGGCCGCCGACTTCGATTGATCCAATCGAGCGAACTCGCGCGGCTGCGTTTGCGTTAACGCGAGCAGCTCGTTTTTCGTCGGCGTACAATTTCTGCAGAACGCCGGGCTTGTCGTCCGTGCCTTGGATGCGATCCACTTCGGCGGCTTCTTCTGGCGTGAAGTCGCGGTTTTCTTCCTTTGCGAGAGCGACGATGGCATCAACCTTGCCAAGTTCTTCGTCGATCTGTTCCCGAATTACTTTCAGATTCCAAATCATTTCCATAGTCCTTAGTCGATTGTGATGCCGACTCAGGCCATAAAAAAAGCGGCGCAAAAAGTCGGCGAAGTGATTTCGCTTTGACTTTTCCGGCCGCTAACGAGTTGCTCAGAAAGGTTGTGTTCGGTGCGGGATGACTCCCCGCGTG